AAAAAGAAGATGTAGAAGCTATAGCTGATTCGCGATTCGCGATTTGCAAATCATGCACAGACTTAGACACAGAAGGTAAAGACTGTTTAGCACCAGGCACTCAACCTTGCTGTTCTTTATGTGGTTGCAGTCTGGCATTTAAAACTAGATCTATGTCTTCCGAGTGTCCCGCAGGTAAGTGGAAAGCACTAATGAGCGAGCAGGAAGAAGATATGTTAAACGAAAAACTAGATTTATAATGTCAGTTGCATTTAAAGAAGAAGATCATAGTTACAGTAGTCTCGGAGAAGAAGCTGTAAACTGGACATCTGTAACTTCTTTCATAGGGAAGTTTAAGAAACCATTTAATGCTAATGAAATAGCCGGTAAGGTTATCAAAAGCAAAAGATCTAAATGGTATGGTATGACTAAGCAACAAGTACTAGATGCTTGGTCTAATGAAGGTAAACGTGCTGTAGATTTAGGAAATTGGTATCATAATCAAAGAGAAGCTGATATACTTTCTTTAGAAACATTCGGAAGGACGGGTAAAGAGTTGCCCGTCTTTTCACCAATTATTAGAGAAGACGGTGTAAAAATTGCACCAAATCAAAAGCTTACAGAGGGTATCTATCCTGAACACTTTGTGTATCTAAAGTCCGCAGGTTTATGTGGACAGGCGGATCTTGTAGAAGTAGTAGATGGTACGATAAATATTGTAGACTACAAGACTAACAAAGAAATTAAAATGGAGTCCTACAAAAACTATGAGGGGATTTCAGAAAAGATGTTTGGTCCGCTATCTCACTTAGATGACTGTAACTATAGTCATTACAATATTCAGATGTCTATATACATGTACATCATGCTTAGACATAATCCTAAGCTTAAACCGGGTACACTGCAATTACAACACGTTAAGTTTGAACAAGTTGGTGAAGATGAGAATGGATACCCGATTAATGCTTTTGTAAACGGAGAACCCGTTGTAGAAGATGTTATAGTCTATAATATGCCGTATCTTAAAGATGAGGTAGTTTCTCTAATTCATTACATAAAAGATAACACACTATGACACCAGTAACACTAAAGAAGATTTACTCATACGTTAAACAGGATAAAAACGATCCGACTATTGTAACGAATAAGTATCATTATGTTGATTGCACTATTGACACAGCAAGTGTAGAATCTATTATTCAGTATATGGACCCTCAGACCGGAGCATTTGACTCAAACATTACAGAGCTGCATATGAAGTCAGGTGAGATTATTTATGTTCAGGGTGGTTACACTACTGTTAAAAATATTATAACTGTATGATAATCAGACTCTTTGATGTTCAAAATGGAAAAATAATTCCATCAGAGCACTGCTACACAATAACTACACTTAATAAAATTATAGAAGAGTATCCGGAAGATCATCTTTCAATCTTTACGTATTTGTTCTATATGACGTGTCCTAATCCAGATCTAAATCCTTTCTTTAATATTCCTGAGACGGAAAAAGAAACGATGATACTGGATGAAATAAACTGCGAGTTTTCTTTAGAAGATGACTTAGTTATAGCGGGATTAAACCTATGTAAGAAATTATATGAAACACCAACCTATCGAGCGTATAAAGGTATATCCAGTATGTTGGATAGATTGGCAAAATACATGGAAACTACTCCTATTGAACACGGTAGAGATGGTAACATTAACTCTATTGTAAATGCTGCTGCTAAGTTTGAACAAATAAGAAGCTCATTTAAAGGTGCTTACAGTGATCTTGTTGATGAACAAAAGAGTTCAGTTAGAGGAGGTCAAGGATTAGCTTACGATCAAATGTAATGGCAGAGCATAAGATTCCTACATATAAAGACGGTGACTGGTCGTACACAGAATTTGAAACCAGAAAAGACCTAGTAGATTTTTTAACTAAAATCTTTATGGAGCCTGGTGTATATGATCTAGATGAAACTTCTTTGTTGTTTAATGAGCAAGCTAGGAATTTTGATAAAAATGGTTTTTACTGTGCTGCACCAATTCGTACTAAAGACTTTATGACGTACTGGGAGTACGAAAAAGAAAAGTGCAGAAACGGTGTAATCTTTCACAGTAACAACAAGATCTTTTATTTAAGTAGAGATTATTACATGTGGTTAAACTTCTTGCCGATCTTTGATAAAGAAGAAAGGAAGTATGGTTTTGCTAAAGTTAGAGATGCTCAGTATCATATGGCGTTATATGAAACGCTTGCTGAACTAAACTACAAGCATGTAGCAATCTTAAAGAAACGTCAGATAGCATCTTCTTATTTTCACATGGCAAAGGTTCTTAATCTTTTCTGGTTTGAAGAAGGTTCTATTGCTAAAATTGGTGCATCACTTAAAGACTACATAAATGATAAAGGATCTTGGAAATTTCTTGATGAATATCGGAACTTCCTTAACGAACACACTGCTTGGTACAGACCTTGTTCTCCTGATAAAGTACTTATTTGGGAACAAAAGATTGAAGTAAGATTAAACAATAGAAAAACTACTAGAGGTCTGAACTCTAAGATACAAGGGATGTCTTTTGAAAAAGATGCTACTACTGGTGTAGGTGGTCCTTGTACTATATTTTTTCACGAGGAAGCAGGTATTGCTCCTAAGATGGATAAGACATACGAGTACATCAGACCTGCGATGTCTTCAGGTATGATGACTACTGGTGTATTTATAGCAGCAGGATCTGTTGGTGATCTTGATCAATGTGGTCCACTTAAACAAATGATGCTTTATCCTGAGATTAATGACATCTATGAAGTAGAAACAAACTTATTAGATGCAGATGGTACCTGGGGTAAATCTGGTTTGTTTATTCCTGAGCAGTGGAGTATGCCTCCTTTTATTGATGAATGGGGGAACTCTAAGGTTGAGGAAGCTCTTGAAGCTATTAAAGAAGAAAGACTAAAGTGGAAAAAAGATTTAAGTCCTGAACAGTATCAGCTTCGTATTTCTCAGAAGCCTACCAATATTGCTGAAGCATTTGCTTATAGAAAGGAATCTGTATTTCCTATTAATCTGGTAGCTGCTCAGGCAAAAAAGATTGAGGATAAAGAATACTATACAGAGTACATAGATCTTGAAAGAGATGAGACAGATACGGTAATTGCAAAAAGAAGTAATCGTATACCTATTTCAGAATTTCCTATTAGCAAGAAGACTGAAGATAAAGGAGGAGTGTTGTGTGTTTGGGAAAGACCGGTTCACAACAAACCAGAGTTTGGTTTATACTACGCATCTATTGACCCCGTATCAGAAGGTAAAACAACCACCTCAGACTCGCTCTGTAGCATTTTTGTATACAAGAACCCAGTGGAGGTTACCAGAGAGACAGAAAACGGCATAGAGAGCTTTATAGAAGGTGATAAGATTGTAGCAGCCTGGTGTGGTAGATATGACAATATTAAGACCACACATGAAATGCTGGAGAATATTATCGAATGGTATAATGCATGGACCCTTGTAGAAAATAACATTTCGCTTTTTATTCAATACATGATTTCTAAAAGAAAGCAACGATTCCTGGTTCCTAAAAACCAGATCTTGTTTTTAAAAGATATAGGTAGTAACAAAAGTGTTTACCAAGAATACGGTTGGAAAAACACAGGAACCTTATTTAAAAGTCACCTCATATCATATGCTATTGAATTCCTAAGAGAAGAAATAGATGTAGAAAATGAAGTAGATGGTACTGTAATTAAAGCGAAGTACGGAGTAGAAAGAATACCTGATCCGATGCTGCTTAAAGAGATGTTAGCATATCATCCGGGTGTAAACGTTGACCGTTTAGTTGCGTTTTCAGCTCTTGTAGCTTTTGCTAAAGTTCAACAATCTAATAGAGGTTATGCAAAAAGGCAAGAGAAGACCACTGAATCTTTGGAGAAATCAGATAATTTGTATAAATTAAAGATGAGCCCCTTTAGGCACATGGGAGGTAAAACTTCTCAGCTTTTAGGTGGTTCAAAGAAAAGCGCGTTTAAAAATCTGAAATGATGTTTGTGTATCAGAACAATACTGGAGGTATTCAGGTATCCTATGATTACCTGGAAGCTGCGCCTGGAATAATTTTAGCATACTCTGGTATGTCAACTTCAATAAGCTATTGATATGCAGGTATTTAATGCAATGCAACTAAAGAACGGTGCGAAAGCAGAGTTCAAAAAGATGGGTAACCTTACCCAACCTATACAGTTTTTACCTAAGAAAGATAAAGACGAAGAGTGGGCAGCATGGAATATTGACTGGATTGAAACTCAAGGTTTGCGCCAGCTAAGAAGAAACTCTAGAAGACTTCTTAAAAACTATAAACTTGCAAAAGGTATTATCGATAAGACTGACTATATAGTCGAAGAAGATAATGAATACATGGATTTGGTAGACATCTTAACTCAAGAAGATGAATCCGCATTAGAGATTAAATTCTACCCTATCATTCCTAACGTAATTAATGTACTAACTGCTGAATTTGCTAAGCGTTCTAATCGTGTACAGTTCAGAGCAGTAGATGATATATCATATTTGGAAATGCTTGAGCAAAAAAGAGAGATGATCGAGAAGACACTCCTTGCTGAAGCAGAGATGAAAATGGCAAATAAACTTGCTAATCTTGGTATTGATGTAGAAAGTGAAGAGTATCAGAACGCGCTTAATCCTGAAAATCTTAAAACTCTTCCTGAAATTGAGGACTTCTTCCGCAAAGACTACAGATCTCTCATTGAAGAGTGGGCAATGCACCAGCTAAAAGTAGATGAGGAAAGATTTAAACTCCAAGAATTAGAAGAGAGAGCTTTCCGTGATATGCTTATTACAGATAGAGAGTTCTGGCATTTCCGTATGGGTGAAGATGATTATGAATTAGAATTGTGGAATCCTGTTCTAACTTTCTACCATAAGTCTCCCGATGTACGATACATTTCTGATAGCAATTATGTAGGTAAGTCAGATATGATGACAGTCGCTGATGTGATTGATAAGTTTGGTTATTTGATGACTGAAGAGCAATTACGTGAGCTAGAGTCTATTTACCCGATTAAGTCAGCTGCATACGCTATTGGTGGTCAACAAAATGATGGTAGTTACTATGATGCTACTCAGTCCCATAAATGGAATACTGAGATGCCATCATTAGGGTACCGTCAATTTATGGCAACCAGAGATGCTAATAGTGGACATAACGGAGATGTAGTTAACTGGATTCTCGGAGAGTCTGAAGACTTATTTGAATTTGGTACTACAAACTTAATTAGAGTTACTACGGTATACTGGAAATCCCAGCGTAAAGTAGGACACCTCTACCGTGTTGATGAGAATGGAAATGTTTACCAGGATATTGTTGATGAATCATACAAGGTGGTAGATAAACCATTGTACAACAATACTTTGATCAAACAAAAAACTAAAGAAACATTAGTATTCGGTGATCATATTGATTGGATCTGGATTAATGAAACTTGGGGTGGTATTAAAATCGGACCTAATTATCCTTCTCACTGGGGAATGCCTAGAGAAAAAGATAGCATGAGTCCGATGTACATTGGTATTAATGAAAACAAACCAGGTAGACTAAGATTCCAATTTAAAGGTGAAGACAGTCTTTATGGTTGTAAGTTACCGGTTGAAGGTTCTGTTTTCTCAGATAGAAATACTAGATCTACATCACTTGTAGATTTGATGAAGCCTTATCAGATTGGATACAACATTGTAAACAATCAGATTGCAGACATTCTTGTAGATGAATTAGGTACAATCATTCTCCTAGATCAAAACTCATTACCTCGTCACTCGCTAGGAGAAGACTGGGGTAAGAATAACTTAGCAAAAGCATATGTAGCAATGAAGAATTTCCAGATGTTACCTCTGGATACTTCTATTACTAACACTGAAAACGCTTTAAACTTCCAGCACTATCAGACACTTAATCTTGAACAAACAAATAGATTGATGTCTAGAACTCAGCTTGCAAACTACTTCAAGCAGCAAGCAATGGAAACCATTGGTATTACACCTCAGCGTTTAGGGGAAGCAGTTGAACAACCGACCGCTACAGGATTACGTATGGCTATCGCTAACTCTTATGCACAGACAGAACAATACTTTATTCAGCATTCAGATTACTTGATGCCGAGAGTACATAAGATGCGTACAGATATCGCACAATACTACCATAGCACAAATCCTTCTATTCGTCTTCAGTACATGACAACTGTTGATGAAAAGATTAACTTCCAAATGAACGGTACGGATTTGATGCTAAGAGATATAAATATTTTCTGTACAACTAAGACTAATCAAAGACAGATCTTAGAGCAGCTCAAACAACTTGCAATGACTAACAATACTACAGGAGCATCTATTTATGATCTGGGTAATATTGTTAAGGCCGATAATATAGCAGAGGTTACCAACATTCTTAAGGATGCTGAAGCTAAGCAAGAAGCATTTAAGCAGCAAGAAATGCAGCAAATGCAGCAGATGAAAGAGCAAGAGATTCAAGCTAAGCAGCAAGAAGCGCAGATGAAGCTACAGTTCGAACAAGAAGAAAACGAAAAAGAACGTCAGAAAGACATTACAGTAGCAGAAATCAGAGCAGCTGGTTATGGATCTATGCAGGACATTAATCAGAATCAGCAGTCAGACTTCCAAGATTATATGGTAAAGCTTCGTCAGGAAGATAGAATCCAGGAACAACTCAACCTAAAAAAGGAGGACGCTATCAATAAGCGAGCTATGACTAAGGAGCAAATGCAGATTGAAAGAGAAAAGCTAGCTACTCAAAGAGATGTTGCAAGTAAGAAGCTTGAAATTGCAAAAGAGAACAAGAATAGATATGATAATCCACCTAAGAAAGATTCTTAATTACAGAGAGGATTTTATTATAGCTATATACTCCTAAAAACTTTTTTAAAACTAACCAAATAAACAAATTTCTAAAGTTTATTTAGAAAAGCATTTGTATATTATTAATGAGAAAGACATAAACCAACAGTTATGAGCGAATTAAACCAACAAACAACAGTTAGTGAAGTAGAAGTTGATGATCTTGATGCCTTATTTGATGGGGCTCCTGGTGCAGACAGCGTTACTTTACCAACTGAAGAAACTAAAAAACCTAACGTTCTTTCAAATGCGGGCGCAGTAGATATGAGTTTCCTAGAAGGTGACTCGGAAGAAGCTGCTGAAGAAGAGACAGAAAACTCTACTGAAGATGTTGCTGAAACTAAAGAAGATCCTAATGAGATTCTTGCAGAGTTAGATGCAACAGATGAAGAAGAGGTAGTTGAAAAGAAGAAAACGGGGAGAGCTAAAAAAGGTGATCCTATTAGCATTTTTAACAAGCTTTTTGAGGATGAAGTTATCATTCCTTTTGATGATGATAAAGGTCTTGAAGAGTACTCTGTAAATGACTGGAAAGAGCTAATTGAAGCTAACTACGCAGAACGCGAAAAAAAGCTTCAAGAAGAAGTACCACGTCAGTTCTTTGAAGCGCTTCCTGAAGAACTTCAGTATGCTGCTAAATATGTGATGGACGGTGGTCAAGATCTTAAAGGTTTGTTCCGTGCATTGTCTTCTGTTGAAGAACAGAGACAACTGGATGTATCAAACGAAAATGATCAAGAAAGAATTGTACGTCAATATTTACAAGCTACAGGTTTTGGTAATGATGCAGAAATTGCAGATGAAATCGAAACATGGAAAGATCTAGGTAGACTTGAGCAACAAGCTAAGAAGTGGAAACCTAAGTTGGATGCTATGCAAGAAGAAGTGATTGCACAGAGACTTGCAGAACAAGAACAAATGAAGGCACAACAAGAAAAAGCTTCTCAAGATTACATGGACAATGTATATACTGCACTGAAAGAAGGCGAGCTTAACGGTGTTAAGTTGGATAAAAAAACACAATCTGCTTTATACGCAGGTTTGGTTCAACCTAACTATAATTCAGTTCGTGGAGGACAAACTAATCTCCTCGGTCACCTTTTAGAAAAATATCAGTTTGTAGAACCTAACTACACTTTGATTTCTGAAGCGTTGTGGCTGCTATCTGATCCGGAAGGTTACCGCGGTAA